AGATTCGCCGTATGGGCTCACGTATACATGATATGTATACACCAGAGTTTGTGATGGGCGCATTAGCTGTTCTTGCCACAGTGTATGCAGCTTTTCGCATGTACAATGTTGTTACGCCTCAATCTAAACCAGTTACTACTAAAAGTTTTGGTACACCTCCCAAATCAAGTGATTCTGAGGACACCAATGTTTGGTACAATGAGGATGTTCGCTTAACTTCATTTCAATTAACTCCTCAAATAACATCCTCTAAGTCATTGAGTATTCATCAGTTCTTGAAATCTATTTCGAGAAATATGATTTATGCTGTTGTTCCTACGGAGCCATTCAAATGTATGGTAATGCGGCTTACTTGCCTTAAGGGTAATAAGTACATCGTTAACAATCACTGCATTCCTCAGCGAACAGGTGTTTCAACCATGCGTATAAAGCAATGCAACAGTACTGGTGGTGTTTCTTCTGATATTTCCATTTGGTTTACTGAGTCGGATGTGATTCGCTATCCTAGAACCGATCTTTGTATTTTGACTCTGAACCAATTGCCTCCAAAGAAGGGGATTATGCAGTACATACCGGAGAGTGATGTCAATATTGCTTTTGATGGTATACAGGCAAAACGAGAGCTCAATGGTGAAGTAACTCATATGAGTTTGAAGAGAATTCGAGCCATTCGTCGACCAATAAAGTTGCCAGGTTTTGACGACCTGGTTATTAATTCGGTGCCTGAGTGTATGACTGAAAATGGAGATTGTGGATCACTAATTATTGCGGATACCCCCAAAGGTTACGTTATACTTGGTATTCATGCTTTACGTCATAACAAGCTACATGAGATCATAGGTGTTCCCCTTACCAAAGATCGCTTCAATGTTGATGACGAGATTGGAGTCTCAGAACCTCTTCTATCTTCCCAATCCAAGGAGCGCAACTTATTGCCATTACATCCTAAATCAGTATTTCGTTATATTGATAAGGGAACTTGCAATATATTTGGTTCCTTTGATGGATTTCGTCCCACTCCCAAGTCTATGGTCACTATTACACCAATGTTACCATTGCTTTCTCCCCATGGTTACAGGGTTCAATACTTTAAACCTGTTATGAAAGGATGGAGACCCTGGCGTATAGCCGCTATGGATATGGTTGATCCTGTGACTCAGTTTCAGACAGACGTTCTTGAGAGCGTGAAGTTTGAATTTTGGGAGGATATTCGTTCCCGGATTTCCCAAGAGCAGTTGGATACAATCCATGTTCTTGATGATTTTACTGCTCTTAATGGGGCTTGTGGAGTTAAATTTATTGATAAGATGAATACGAAGGCTTCAGCAGGC